ACCACGTGGTGATCGATGGAGTCGGCGCCGTGCGCGACGGCGAAGTCATCGAGGGGGACTACGAGCAGTACGTCCCCCGGCTGCTCGTTCACGCGCCGGAGGCGAAGGTGAAGGTTCCGGCGCCCGCGAAGCAGCCCGACACGCTGCCCGCGCCGCCCGAGGACGAGACGGTCGAGATGTCGGCCGAAACCATGGCTGAGCTGGTCAAGGACACGGCGAAGCCCAAGAAGAAGGCGAAGTGATCATGTCCTGCCCGAAGTGCAACGCATCCGCGCCGCTGTGCGAGACCACCCGGATCGACGACAAGCGGGTGCGGATCAAGTGCTCGAAGTGCGGTCTCAACGAGGTGCGGGACGAGCGGAATCTCCCGCTTCTCACCGAGGTCCCCTCCCTTCCGACGGGGCGTGCGCTAAGCTCCTGACGAGAGGTACTCATGGCAGAAGCAGGAGCAGACTGCGCGCTGCTCGACGAGCACGAGCTGGGCCAGTGGATCCTGCGGCGGCTGGGCGCTCCGGTGTGGCCGGTGCAGCTCTGCGAGGACCACATCACCGACGCGATCAAGAACGCGAAGCGGTGGTTCTCGGCCAAGAAGGGCGTCCAGCAGCACCTGCTCATCCAGGGGATGCCGAACGTCACGGAGTACACGCTCCCTGACGAGGTGGACGTCGTGCTCGATGTCGCGTTCACCACGCAGAAGCTCGACCTCAGCCTGATCTTCTTGCCGTTCACGCTGCTCGAAGAGAAGATCCCGTACGACGTGTTCGCCTCGGGCGGATCGGCGGGTCTCTACTCCAGCTACGTCCAGACGATGCAGTACGTCGAGATGGCGAAGCGCATCCTGTCGGCGGAGCTGGAGTGGCGGCAGGAGCGGCTCAAGGACGGCAACAAACTCTTCATCGCGCCGCCGCCCAAGGACGCGCGCAACATGATCGCGCTCGTGAAGGTGAGCTGCTTCAACATCCAGCGGCTCAGCGAGCGTGACCACGACCTGATCAAGCGGTACGCGCTCGCGTGGGCGATGCGCGACCTCGGTTACATCCGAACGAACCTCAGCGAGTACCCGGGAGCCCAGGGCTCGGTCACGCTCAACGGCGATCGTCTGCTCGACGACTCGAAGGAGATGTTCGAGCAGCTCGAAGAGGAGATCGGCCTGTCGGGCTACCCGATGGGTTTCCTGACGGGGTGATCAGATGTCCGGATGCGGCGGTACGTGCGGAGGGACCTGCCTGAGCTGCTACGCGAGCGGCGTCGGGGTGAAGTGTAACTTCGCCAAGGTCGAGACCTCGTGTCCGAATCCGTGCGGGCCGTTCGAGCTGAACGACCAGGCGCTGTGCTTCTTCGACACCGTGATTACGACGCAGGTGGAAGCGGTGGGCACGCCGCTGGAGTACTGGCACCAGGACGTCGCAAACTCGCGCCACGACCCGCTCTACGACGAGCCGATCCAGCGGCTGTTCACCGGGCCGTGGAAGCTCAAGGGCTTCGTGGAGTGGCCCGAGGCGACGGCCGAGAACCGAGAGGAAGGGTTCCGCGTCACCTGGGACGGTACCGTGACGCTCGCACGCGCGACGCTGGAGGGGATCGGAGCACCGGCTCCTCAGGAAGGCGACGTGATCAGATTCTGGCCCAACGCGTTCTTCAAGAAGTTCGCGACCGGAGGACAGAACGATCCCGGAGCTGGCTACTACTTCGACGTGATCAACGTGACGGATGACGGGCACGTGCACGACACGGCCGCTTTCGTGGGCTTCAAACTGCGGCTTCGACGGCGCACCGAGTTCGCGCCCGAGCGGAGGCTCGCGGAAGGATGAATCATGGATGTCGATCGGGTGAAGGTGCTCGTAGCACGCGGGCTGTCGATCTACTGCGCGACGTGCACGAAGTACTGGCGCGGGCGTGAGGCAGGGCTTCCCGGGTCCGAGTGCACAGCGCTCGTGCCCTGCGGTTCGCCGCTCGCGAAGATGGACTTCCCGGAGTATGAGGGTCCGATCCGCGAGCACACGCAGTACTGCTTCGTGTGCTCCGCGCCTGCGCGCTACGGCGTCCAGACGCGAGGTAGCAAGCGGGTGTTCGGGATGTGTGCCGAGCACATCGCGTGGTTGAAGGAGCTGGCTCCGGTGGCGACCGGAAAGCCTGCCGTCGGAAGCACCGACGTACGCACGCCGACGAGCGGCATCGTGTCTGCTGAGAGGCTGCTCAAGAAGCCGCGCTCGCTCTGGCAGGCGATTGCTGACACGGAAGCGGAGATCGCGAAGGAAGAGGCTCGGAAGGGATGATCGAAATCTCGATCGGCATCGACGATCCAGACACGCTGCGACTCGCGCGTGAGTTCCGAGATCGCGCGGCCTACCTCCGGCGTCTGATCCCGTACCTCGCGGCAAGACGCGTTCAGGAGGAGATCTCCGAGAACCTGCCGAACGAACGCGGAGCATCGGCGCTAAAGAGTTCGATGCGCGTTGCGCGCGTGACGGGGCTCGGGGAGGGCGTGTTCGCCTACTCGATCTTCTCGGACGCGGGCGACCAGAAGGTCGAAGAGATCGACATCGCCGAGACCATCATCTACGTGCAGGCGAAGAAGTTGGCTGTTCTTGTTCCCGAAGAGGTGAAGATCCTCGAAGAGTTCGGGCCGTGGACGATGACTACGCTGCCGTTCATGCCGGACCGACGACACGCGATCGTAATCTCGCGACGCGTGCCGAAGCGTGTCGCTCTGGAGATCGAGAAGGAGCGCAAGGCCGATCGCTTCTTCTGGAACGCGAAGCTTCAGCGTGCGGGCGTGCGCAAGCAGATGAAGATCGAGAAGCCTGCAAGTCCGCGTGTCGTTCCTGACGTCGCCTTCCTGTCCATGCGCTACGAGTTCGGGCTCGGAGGCATCCTGGCGAAGCCGCACTGGCGTCCGGGGATCATCGGGTTCGCTCGCGGGTTGCCGGGGCTGTTCGTGCAGGCGCGCATCAAGGGGATCCTCACGGACCCGGCGAACCAGACGTGGCGGAAGCGCCCGAAGTCGGACGTGACGATTCCGGCGTCGATGACGAAGGAGTTCGTGCCGTTCCAGAGGGCTCTCGGCATCCGCGTGGGGAAGAAGTGATGGATCAAACTCAGCAGGAGAAGGTGTTCCTCGCCTTCGATCTCTACCTGGACGAGATCTGCGGAGGGCTCGCGGAAGCTCGCGCGAACCTGACCGAGGAACAGGTGCTCGACGTCGTGTTCCGCTGCGCGGACAAGCTCGCGGAGAAGGGCCACCTACCGCCCTTTCCGGAGAAAGATGACGCGAAGGCGATGGGAGAGTGGCTCTCCGCCGCAGATCGTGTAGGGTTCCACAGGCTGGTCGATCGGCTGGCCGAGGCACTTGATGGGTGAGATTCCGCAGGGCTCTGGAGATCAGCGTGCGCTGGGCGAACGCCCGGCGGGCTACGTGTCCCTGCGAAACTTCGACGAAGGCGTCGTGATCACCCTCGGAGCTGAGGTTCGGGACGGCAAGGACTACCACATCCCGATCGACAAGGTGTCGCCGGTTGCCGCCCCGCCTGGACAGGCAGGCGTGCCGATCACGTTCGCGTTCCCGGACGACAAGTACGAGCACTGGAGGCTGCCGTGCATCGTCGTGCGTCGCGATGACATCGCGCCCGCGATGAACAGGTGGCACCCGGGCATGACGACGTGGCGAGGTCCGGCGCGAGGTGCGCTGCCGGTGATCGCGACGCTCGGCACCGGGCCCGACGCGCCGACGGTCGCAGGCTACAACAAGTACGAGATCCAGCAGCAGGCTGCGCCCTTCGACATCACGTACACAATCTCGATCATGGCGCGTCACCGCGGCCAGGGAGATCGCAAGCCGATCGGCGAAGACGTCACCGGGAACGCGAACCCGAAGACGCAGGCGAACCAGCTGCTCGACTACGTGATGAGGATCTACCAGCCGTACTGCGCGGTGTTCGTCCGAGACTCGCTCGGAGACTTCCGTACGTACGAGGCGTTCATGGAAGCGGTCAGCCACCTCGATCAAGTGGCCGAGGTGACGGACCGTGTGATAGGCTTCGCTCTGACTCTCCGAGTCGAGGCAGAACTCGATCTCAACGACCCGATCGTGCGCTCCGCGGTCACGGCTCCGTTGACGATCAGGGAGTAAAGGTAGTAGGAGGAAACTCGTGAGCCGCTACTACAACATGACGCGAGGCCAGCTGGTGGTAGTGCTGCGGGACGGCACCACCGCTTCGCTTCCTGCGCGCGGTAGTCTGAGCGTGACTCCCGAGCAGGACCTCTCTGCCGACATCCACGCGAAGCTTCGCAAGGGGATGCTGAAACGGATCGATCGCCCGGCGCCCGTGCCCGCGCCGCAGGCCGTTCCGGCAGCTCCCGAGCCGCAGATCGAGGTGACCGTCGAGGCGGTACCTCAAGATCTAGTAGAGGCGCCCGGAGCAGAAGTTGCCGAGGACCCCTCTTCTTCGGTAGAACTGGAGGCGCCGCTGTCCGACGACAGCGCCCCCGCCGAGGAAACTTCGGAGGGTGATCGCCGGTTCGGCAAGCACCACCGTCGGCACGGAAAGCACAGGAGCTAACGCATCATGGCCGAGATCCTCAGCCCCGGCGTATTCATCGAGGAAGTCCCGTCGTCGGCGCAGGTCGTCCAGCCCGTCTCGACGAGCAACTTCGGCATCGTGGGCGGTACCGACCGCGGGCCGACGAACCAGGCGACGCTCGTCACGAGCTACGATCAGTTCACCCGGATCTTCGGTGGGCTGATCCGCGAGTCGTACCTGCCGCTGAGCATGGCAGCGTACTTCGCGAACGGCGGGCGCCGAGCGTACGTCGTGCGCGTGGCTCCGAGCGACGCGCTCGGGGCGACGGCGGAGATGCAGTCGCAGCAGACCGATCACCGCACGAACGTCGGTGATGGTGCGACGGCAGCGATCACGAGCCTCGTGCTCACGCCCTCGCCGCTCCGCGATCGGGTGGTGCCGAGCAGCCTGACCTTCCGGTGGCGCTCGCCCGCAGCGGCGCCGACCGCGAACAGCAATCTCCGGAACCGTCTCAACACCGCGGACCTCCAGGGCGACGGTGTGAAGCGCCGGTTCGAGGGAAGGATCAACCCGGCCGCGATTCCCGCTGGCTACGATCCCGTCCTTCCGGCGATCCACCCGACCGCAGCGACGCAGGTGGACTTCACGGTCGCAGCTGCTCCGATGTCGATCGTGCTGACGCCGACCGCAGTCGGCTCGCTGATCATGCAGGGTACGAACGCGGGCGGAAGCACCGCGCGGCTCGACACCCGCACGGGGCGCATCAGCATCGAGTTCGCGCTCGCCGAGATCCCGGACAACGCGACCGACATCGAGCTGAGCTTCACCGCGACCGACGCGCACACGGTGAGCGACGACGGTCTGGGTGTGCTCCCGGCAGGAACGGTCCTCACCGGCCCGGGAAGCGTCACGTACCTCACGGGTGCGTACAGCTTCACGACGGTGGCCGGAGCGGTTCCGATCCTCAACTACGGAATCTACGCGACCTACAAGACGGCCGCGTGGGACATGACGCCCATCAGCGTCGGTACGTGGGCGAACGACATGCGAGTGGAGGTCGTGGGCAACGACGACTTCTACACGATCGCGACGGACACGTTCAGCCGCTTCAACGTCAACGTGCTGCTGCTCAACGAGGCGAGCGGCAACTTCGAGATCATCGAGACGTTCGAGGAGATCACGTTCTCCGACACGGTGAGCCCGCAGTACTTCCCCGACGTGGTGAACGAGCTGTCGGATCTCGTGCGGATCACGGAGCCCGCGAACCTGAGCGAGGCTCCGCAGCAGCTCAACGGCATCGCGCGCTCGCAGATCCTCTGCGGTGGTGACGAGGATGCGGCGACGCGGCAGATCGTCGCTTCGCTGCCGAACGTGCCCGTGCGCGCGCGTACGGTGAGCATCACCTTCACCGACAGCACCGACGTCGCGCGGACCATCACCGACGACGGAGCGGGCAATCTCATCGGAGACGTCGATCCCGCGGGCACGAACACGATCGACTACACGAGCGGTGCGATCGACGTCACCGTGGTCAACCCGATCGGTGGAGCGACGCTCGTCACGGCATCGTGGGTGCAGACCGCGGCGGAGACGCTGCACCGCGAGCAGTTCGGCGACACCACGAAGGACTACGTGATCGGAGCGACCACGTACTACCGCGCGGGCACCGACGGCACGTACACGAACCCGACCAACTACGGGCGAGATCAGTTCACGAACGCGGCTCTGCTGGAGTCGGGCTCGCTGGGCATGTACGCGCTCAACCGAGTCGAAGACATCATGCAGCTGGCGATCCCCGACTTCACCGGGGACGTGCAGATCACGCGAGACATCCTCGACTACGTGGACGGTCGAGCGGCACTGCCGAGCGGTGGTGATCGCTTCGCCATCCTCGCGGTGCCGCAGGGAAGCTCGGCGCAGGAGGCGGTGGACTACTTCCGCTTCGACCTGACGAGGTTCAGCAAGTTCGCGGCGCTCTACTGGCCGTGGGTGAAGGTCGCGGATCCGCTCCGAGACAACCGCCCGACGGTGTTCCCGCCGCAGGCGCACATCGCGGGAATCTACGCCCGCACCGACACCACGCGGAACGTGGGCAAGTCGCCGGGTGGCACGATCGACGGCGCGCTCCGCTACCTGACCGGCCTGGAGCTGGTCTCGACGCAGGGTGAGCGAGATCTCGTCTACCCGAACAAGATCAACCCGCTGATCAGCTCGCCGCAGACCGGCCTCGCGGTCTGGGGTGTCCGCACGATCGCGCAGGAGAGCGAGTGGCGGTACATCAACGCCCGTCGCCTCTTCATGTTCGTCGAGCGGAGCATCTGGAACAGCACGTTCTGGGTGGTGTTCGAGAACAACGGGCCGAGCCTCTGGGCGCGCATCAAGGCGCAGCTCAACGGCTTCCTGAACAGCCTCTACAACGAGGGCCTGTTCGCGGGCTCGACTCCGGCGCAGGCGTTCTTCGTGACGTGCGACGGGAGCAACAACGACCAGAGCACGATCGACGCAGGCCAGGTCATCATCGACGTGGGCATCGCGCCGAACAAGCCCGCCGAGTTCGTGCGGTTCCGGTTCCAGCAGAAGACGCTGACGAGCAGCTGAAACTCGCCTGAGAGGAAGGACTAGCCATGCAGCTCCGATTCACCAACGCCGACTCCGTGAAGCGCTACATCAGCGCGTTCAACGTCGCGCTTGAGCCCGGGGCGTCGGTCACGACGTTCATGGATCAGGCGCTGCTCGACCGTCAGCATCAGCTCAAGAAGGACATCGCGCTCGGGCTGATCACGATGGCGTTCGTCTCCGCGGACACGGGCGACAGCGTGAAGTCGTTCAACGCGAGCGCGGGCCCGTCGTACAGCAACGCCACGCGCCCGGCAGCGAACACGGTTCCCGTGTTCACGTCGATCTGGAACACCGACGACAACGCCCCGAACTGGAGCGATGGCGCCAACTGGCGCGACGCGGCGGGGCTCGTCACCTGAGCAGTAGAAGATCTTGCGAGAGCAGGGTCTCCTACTGTAAAACTGAGGTACCGGAGGCACAGACATGGCCCGTCCCGTAGCAACGGACTTTCTCCACTCGATGCGGTTCCAGGTGGTCGTCGATACCGGCGACCGCGGGGTCACGTTCTCGCCTCCGGGGCGCCCTGACGCGGGCTTCACTCAGGTCACGGTGCCCGAGGCGACGATGGAAGCGGTCGAGTACCGCGAGGGAATCTACGTCTACACCCGGAAGTTCCCGGGCATCCCGACGATGAACGACCTCACGTTCAGCCGAGGCGTCGCGCGCCTCGACTCGACGTTCTGGGACTGGATGCGGAAGACGATCGAGGGCTCGGGCGAGTACCGAGTCGATCTCAGCATCCGCCACTTCCACCGCGACACGGCGCTCAACCGGGAGTTCCCGGCCGTCGGCACCGTGAACAAGACGCAGATCAACATCGAAACTCCGGCGAACACCTACCTCGTGAAGGAGGCGTTCCCGATGCGGCACAAGGCCGCTGCCGACCTCGATGCGACGGCGAGCGAGATCTCGATCATGGAGCTGGACGTCAGCTTCGAGCACTTCGAGGTCGAGCGCGCGGCGGCGCCGTAACAGACGCCCGCGCCTCTCAGGAAAGGGCCGTGAGACGCTTGCGCCTCCGGCCCTTTCTTCGATCTAGCGGTACCTCAGATCTGAAAGAAGAGCCATGGCACGCAGCGCGATCGACGACATGCTCCAGGTCTACCCGTTCTGGCTGTTCGACGTCGCGCCGATCGAGCCGCTCGCACTGCCGGTGTTCAGCCCGCTGCTCGGGTTCAGCGCAATCTCGTCGCCCGAGATGAACATCGAGATGTACGAGGTGAACGAGTCCAACTGGTTCTTCCGGAAGAAAGTGGCGAAGAAGGCCGACGTCTCGCCGATCACGCTCAATCGGGGCTCGCGTTGGTATGACAGCGACTTCTACCGCTGGATCCTCGCCACGCTGACCGGCCAGACGGGCGGAGTGAGCACGGGGCTGTCGAACCCGTCTGTCGAGCAGTCGCTCCAGCTGGGAGGTGTCACGCCGCGCCGGGACCTGCTCCTGGTGCACTTTCTCAGTCGGTCCCCGTTCCCGGCCGAGGTGACCGCTGTAGCAGCCGTGGCGGGCCTGGCGGCGGCCGGGGCATCGTCGCCCATCGCCGGGGCGGCAGCGGCCGGGCTAGGCATCGGAAGCGTCGCAACGGGCGGTTCCATCGGTCCGTTCGAGTTCGCGCCCAGGCTCCCCGCGAAGGCGTGGATGCTCTACGGCTGTATGCCCTCCCGGTACAAGGCCGGGAGCGATTTCGACGCCA